CTATGGGGCTTTCAATATCTATCATATAACCTCTATCAGAGCATCAATCTCTCTTATCTCTTGGTCTTCTTCTGGAATACCAGCTTCTATTAACTTCTTTCTTTTTACAGCTAAGTCGTGCAAAGTATCTTGTACGTCTGACTCTGTCTGTTCAGATAAAGTTTCTATTTCTTCATCAGTTATTCCATGTGGGAATGTAATCATAATAAATCTCCTAAGTTAGTTTTCATATTTGATTCTTTTATTATACTTACAAATTTTTTAAAGTCAAGTACAATCAAAGGATCTCTTTTATTCATCTTCAATACCACAACAGGTTCAAGGTCGGCATTAGATATTGCTTGATCATACGCATCGTACAGTCCTTTCCATGTCTCTTTGTTTTTACACTCAATAGAAAATGGAAACAGTCCTTGTGCAAATCTAGATAGTTTAACATCAACACCTGACTCGCCCATGATGGCACAACAAACATCTTCGTCTTTCTTTAAGTTAGGGAACGCACAAAGAAGTGCGTCCCTAACCCAGTTTTGTAGCCTTCGCCCCTTGGCTTTTCGACTGCGTACACTAGGCGACATCGTCCTCTACCCTAGGATTATTCACCTCTGTGTACCAAACCCATTTAGGGTTTTTACCTTGCGACTGTTGTTGTGGTAACAGCTGCAAGTTTTCTCCCCAACAAGGAAACTTGTAAGGGCAGAAACCGCAAGTGCTATTCAATACTCTATTGCCTGTCTTTTGTTTTCTAAAGTATTCTTCTTCATCTTCATAGCACCTTTCAAACTCTTTGTTACTTTGTAATGCGACAACATTATCTTTAGCAACTTTCAAAGCATTTGCTTTGTACTCATCATCTGCTAGTGGTGTCTCTGTCAGTGCCCACTCACCAGTAGATTTATTTATAACTATCCATCCACCAAAAGGTTTGTCTGCTCCCTCTGCGTATACATAGCCTTGTGTTGTATAGCCAAACACATCGTCTGTGGCTACTGTAGAGAAACCGCCATTGTCACCAAACTTATTAGTAAACGACCAAGGCGATGCACTTTTAATATCCCATACTTTATCGTCAATCTCAACATCAAGTGCTCCAGTAATTTCAACATCTTTTGTGACTCCATATTTTATTTTCTTTTGTTCTGACTGTATATTTATACCTGCAGCTTTCATAACTATCACTGCAATCTGTTCTATAATATCACCAAACAAGTTACGCATCTTAGCATTGTATGGTTGACCCTCTCCTTTTATGCCTTTCTTTTCCATCTGTAGTTGACACAAAGGTCTTCCGATGTTTGATGCTCTTAGACCAAACTCTTTGTTTCTTTGGTCAGTGAACTGCTTTCTGAATGATTCCTTGCATGCCTCACCAAACTGATCAATCAAATCATCGGATACCTTGACAGCATCTTTCGATGCAGCTTCTAAAAACACCCTAACTTTTTCTAGGATGTCTTGGCTCATGACGATAGAACTTCGACAGGATCATCTTCGAACTCTGCGTCTACAGCCTCTGCCTCACTAGCTTTTACACTGATCGGCTCCGCTTTTTTAGCTTGTCTCCATAGCTCCACTATCTCCTCGTTCTCTGTGTTAATAGTCTCCTGAAAACTTAGGAGAGCTTCTTTCTCTGTGTCTGTGAAAGAAACTTCGTCTTTGTCCACAGTAATGTCGGACACATAAAACACATTACTGCCAGCCTTTTTCTTTTTAGTTTTAAGTGTAAGTGTATGATTAAACATTACCTTACCTCTACGTCTAAGGCTTTCTATTGCTTCACCGACAGGCTTAAAGTTACTGCCAGTTACTTTCCAAAGCACAGGTAAATTAACTACATGTGCCTCTGCTCCACCTGGAAGAACGCCATCAAATGATACTAAACCATAGATCAACCTGTAACACTTGATAGTTTTTTGCTTGGTTCTTTCTTCTTCTGAAAGATTAGCAAGTTCTTTCGCTGGTATTTTTCCACAACGAACACCACCTTTAGCATCTATAGCCTCATCTTTCCAAGACTTAAATATAATACTACGGTTACTGTATTCGTTTTTCTCTGCGTCATACTTCATGTATTGATACGC